CGATAGTCCATCAACAGCTTTGATTTCTATGAAATCTACTCAATTAAAAATTAGTAGAAAATGGAACTCAATGATGTCTGGAATAAAGATGAAAGGTAAAAACGGGTTATTTACCCCAGCATCTTTCAGCCACATTTACAGACTAAAAACAACTCAAATGTCCAACGACAAAGGGACATGGTTTGGTTGGGAAGTCAGTAAAAACGGTCCGGTAACTGATACAACTTTGTATAATCAAGCTAAAACATTTAGTGAAAGCATAGCCAAAGGCTCTGTGAAAGCTAAACACGGCGAAGATAAACCAAAGGAAAGCATTATCTAATCCTTAAAGGATGTTGTGCACAGTGTGGGCCTGAAGGGAGACTGGAGGGCCCACATACTCAGTTATGGATAAAAGATATATAAAATTTTTTGATGGTTATCGTTTGGCTTATGGGCTAGCTGACTTTGAACATGAAGAAGCAAAGATCGACCCAGAAAGCGGAAAGAAAAAACCAGTATATAGATGGAATTACGAACCTCTTACTGAAGAGATTTATCAATCTCATTTAGAAGGAAAAATTTCTATAGGAATTCAGCCATGTAATGAAGACTCAGAAGCAAGAGTTGGAGTTATAGATGTTGATCCTAAAGACTACGACAATTTTAATAAAAAATTTTTTATAGATGTAATACAGGATTATGATTTACCTTTAATACCAATTGAATCTAAAAGTGGTGGACTCCATTTATGTTTGTTCATGGACTCTTTTACAGATGCCAAGGTAATTAAATCTTTTTTAACTAATCTACTTCCTCTTTTCAAACTAAAACCCAACAACGAAATTTTTCCTAAACAAACAGAACTTACACGAGACGAAGAGACTGGAAAATTAAAACCAGGACAATTTATTAATCTACCCTATTACGGTGGGCAAAGATGTGCTTTAAATATAGATGGCACTCTCTTTCAATTAGATAAATTTTTAGATCTAGTCGAAGCTAATCTTGTTTCTAAAGATCAATTAAAAGTTATTACTGAAAATATAGATAAGAAAATATATGAAGGAACAGACAGCGACCTAATGGATGGGCCACCGTGTCTGGCTGATATATCTAAAATATCAAATAAGGAAGGCTTTGATGGCAAAGATAGATTTATGTACAACTATCATGTCTTTGCAAAAATGAAGTACCCAGATGGCTGGGAACAAAAAGTTAAAAATGCTCCAGTAAAATTTTTTGAAGAACGACATGCAAATGCATGGGATGACAAAATATTAACAGCAAAACTAAAATCTTGGAAGAGATCAGACAAAGGTTATACTTGTACTCAAAGTCCACTCAGTGAGTTTTGTAAAAAAGGAATATGTGTTAAGAAAAAATTTGGCGTACTTGCAGGGTCTAAAGGATCTTATCCTATATTAACAAACTTAAGAAAAATAGAAATATTTGAAGAACCTGAATATGAATTTGATGTAACTAAACCAGATGGCATTGCAACGGCTACAGTATTTTGTAGATCTATTGAACATTTAAATGATCAACGTAAACGTCGAAATGCAATAGCAAAGGCAGCAGGGTTCTTACCTCCTCTTATTAAAGGGGACGAAGAACAAAGAGTTATGGATGATTTATATAAAACACAAAAAACTGTTTCACCACCAATTGGAACTTCCCCTAAAGAAAAATTACATGATGTGTTGCACACAAAAATCAATGGACCTAAAGCGAGTAATGATGCAGCATTTAAAAGTGGATCGGTTTTAATCGAAGGAGACTATGCTTATTTTAAATTCGATAAATTTTACGATAGATTAAAATCTAAAGACTGGAAATATAAAGAAGAAAAAACAGGACGTATGATGCAAATTATCTATGAAGATTGTGAAATACAATTTCTGGATCAAAAAAGGTTTCCATCTAAAGAAGCAGGAAGATATAACGCATCAGTAAAGAACGTAGTTCAAATAAATATTAAATCCTTTGAAGAAGTTCCAATCTATCATAAAAAAATAAAACATGTTACGGAGATAATGTGATAAGTAGAAAAATATACGGGCCTCCGGGAACAGGGAAAACAACACGACTAATAAATTATGTTAAAACATTCTATAAACTAGGAACTCCTTTAGATAAAATAGGTTACTTTGCATTTACAACTAAGGCAGCTAATGAAGCAATTGATAGAATGTTGGATGCTTACCCACGTCTCCAACGAAAAAATTTAAAACATTTCAGAACCTTACACTCTCTAGCATTTAACCGACTAGGTATGAAAAAAAGTGAAGTCATGCAGGATGAACATTATGAAGATATAGGAAGAAGTGTGGGCATAGAAGTTACCGTTTACTCTGATGGTCAAGAATCTACAGGGTTTGTAGATTCAGACAGCGAATATTTTAATTTAATTAATGCCGCGAGAATTAAAGAGATACCTATCGAAGAAGAATACAACACCGGCATGTATTCCTACGAACTAGAAAAAAATTTATTATACATTTTAAGGGACGAATTAGATAACTATAAAGAGGCGTACCAACTTAAAGATTTTACCGACATGATTGAAAAATTCAATGTGGCAAAATTGTGTCCAAAATATGACGTAGTTTTTATTGATGAGGCTCAAGATTTATCGCCTGTACAGTGGAAAATGGTAGATATTATACGCGAAAATTCCAAATATGTTATACTAGCTGGAGACGACGATCAAGCTATTTATGGCTGGGCAGGTGCTGATGTTAAAAAATTTCAAAAAAGTCCATCTAAAAAAGACATTATTTTGCCACAATCATACCGAGTTCCTATACAAATTCAAAATATAGCAAATAAAATTTTAGAACGAATTCCTGACAAACGACGAGTTAAGAAACATTGGAAAGCACGAGAAGAAGAAGGACTAATAAATCACATAAGTACCATAGAAGATGCACCACTCTACAAAGGAGACTGGTTAATTCTTGCCCGCACAAATGATAGACTGGAGAAAATTAAACCTATCCTTAAAGATATGGGAATTTATTTTCAATTTAAAGGGAGAAAAAGTTACAGAGCTTCTTTGTTTAGAGGCGTTCTAAACTACACCAGATGGGCAGATAAAAATGAAAAGTTGTCTTTAACCGAAACAAGAGATATATTGGACTGGTGTACAGGAGATTATGTTTTGAAAGAGGAAAGACTATATGACTTAAAAGAATTTGGATTTAGTCACACCGACAGATGGTTTGATGTTTTCACATTAGATATAGAAGGATGTTTATATATTCGAGAAATGTTAAGACACGGTGAAAAATTATCCCAAAATGCTAGAGTTCAATTATCCACAATACATTCGGCAAAAGGAGGAGAAGCAACAAATGTTTTACTTATCCTAGACAATACTAAAACAATTAGAGAAGCAACAGAAAAAAGTTTAGAGAAAGAAGATGAAGAAAATAGGGTGTGGTATGTGGGTGTGACACGTACAAAACAAAATTTATATATCATGAGTGCAAAAAAGGAGGCCCACGGTTATGACATCGAAAGTTTGGGATAAACAAATAGGAGGATCCCATTATCAAAAATATAAAATTCAACCTAGTAAATTTGTAGTTGAGAATGAGTTGCTTTATCCGGAAGGGTGTGCTATCAAATACATATGCCGTCACAGGCGGAAAGGAAAGAAACAAGATTTGGAAAAAGCAATTCACTTTATTGAAATGATTATTGAGAGGGACTATGGAACCAAATAATCCTATTCCTGATTATATGTTATTGTTTACTATTCTCTGTCTGTATTGTTTTTTGGTGTTAGGAAACTTATGAAGATACCAAAGTTTGAAGCACAAACAGAATGGGTAAAACCGACAGAATTTCCAGACCTACGACAAGTAGATGAGATTGCAATCGACTTAGAAACAAGAGATCCAGACTTAATTCAAAAAGGGTCCGGCTCTATTATTGGTAATGGCGAAGTAATTGGTATTGCTGTAGCTACAAAACATTACAAAGGATATTTTCCAATTGCCCATGAAGGTGGTGGTAATATGGACAGGATTAAGGTTTTATATTGGCTCAAGGATATTTTAGAATCCCCTTCCACAAAAATTTTTCATAACGCAATTTACGATATATGTTGGCTAAGAAAAATGGGTTTTAAAATTAACGGCGATATCGTGTGTACAATGATTGCTGCAGCC